ATTGGATACCACTTGTCGTAGCTGATCTTCATTTCTTCTCTCGCTCAAGTGCATCTTTGTATCCATGAATAACTTTAGTTCTGAGTTCTGCTGAGTCTGCCGCGCCAGCCCACTCTGATAAGTTGTTCCACATCACCACATAATCTTGTGATCGACAGTGCTTTGCATTGTTTGTCAGCCACATAGACATCTGCTGATGGCGCTCGGAGGGGTTGTGGATTGTCCAAGCAATTGACCAAAACTCGCGCACATGACAGCCGTTCTTGGCTACGGCTCCAACCAGCCCCAACAGCAGTAACAGGACAAGCCATCGCATGAATCATTGCCAAATCCATAAAATAGTAAATGTGCCCCACACGACAAAAATAACAAGAAAGGCCGCAACGATGAACGCTTCGGCCCAATCTCTCATTTGTCTACCTTGCCGTCTAGCTTGTCAAAAATCTTGCCAAGCATGTCTTTAATCTCACGCATGTCAGCGCGGTAATCGTCCCTTGCCACATAGTTAATTGGCATTGCCCGAACGTCACCATCAAGCCTGTCAATGGCCTGATAGATGCGGTTAAGCGTCCAGCCACCAAAGAAGCCTGCCACGGCCACAGAGATGTTAAACAGCACTTGGTAGTCCATTACTTTTTACCTGTTCCACGAATTTCCATGCGGAAAGGTTCGTTTGCCAATGCGTTTTTGTTGGCAGGCGCCATAGCGTTTGGCTGTTTAAGCGCTTCTTTTACTTTGCCTTTAACTTCCATGGTTCGAACAGCTTCAGCAGCTGGTTTAGCGCCTGGAAACCTTAATGATTGCAAAGCCTCAAGGCCACGCAAAACAGCGCCAGAAGTATTGCTATAGTTTACGGCGCCAGGCTCTTTAACCAATACATCTTTGATGGCATCGCGCAAGTCCATAATCTCATCGCGCCCTTTTTTGCCAAACATATAAACCAATTTGTCTTCGGCATCAAGTTGATTAACAAGGGTGTTAAGGTTTCTAAAAGACGGTTGATCGCTCTTAATCAACATGTCTTTCATGTGCTGAATGGTTTGGCCCTTTAACTCTGCATATGCCTGCTCACCTTCTTTGCCGCCTTTTTTAAGCAACTTTGTAACTGTGCGCATTTCTTCTAGTGAACCATCAAGCACCACATACTTAAACACGTCATCAAGCGCCACTTGGCGGTCAGCGTAGCCGGCCTTTGTGCCAAGCAATTTGTCCACACGTCTGACATCTTCAAACTCTTTGGCCAATTGCGCTCTCGCTGCCCTTGCTTTTTGGTACAACTCACCGCCAGCACCCTCACCCATTTGGGTGATGATGTTTTTCATTTCTGGCGCACTTGCAGAATCTTTAACTTTACCAATTTGCTGGTAAATATCTTCTAATGCCCGAACCGTAATAGTGCCAGTTTTGCCAGGGTCATTCATTGCTAATGATTCAGCCACCGAATCTAAAATAGGATCAAGTTTGCCCCTAGCCGTTGGCGTTTTAGTGTTGATGTAGTCAAGCAAACTTTTGTAAGGCACTTGTTGCAAAGTCTCACCAGCGTTGTCTGCTTGTGCATACAACGATTTGTATATGTCATATTTTTTGGTGTATTCGTCATTAAGCGCTTTGTCAACAATCTTGCCAACGGCACGCATTTGAGTTGGATCAGCCACTTCGGCGCCCACCTCATTGGTCATGCGCTCAAAGTTTTGCACAATGGCTTTTTGTTGGTTTGCCTTAAAACCACCCATTTGTTCGGCCAATTTGGTTTTGGCTTCTTCAGTAATGCCAGTCACTACACCGCGCCCAACTTCTGCCTCAAACTGTTGTTGTGCCAAGTTCTTGGTGCGCTCACCAGCTGTTGCAGGGATGTTAAGGCGGCTTAAGCGCTCTTGGCGCCTTAAGGCTTCATCAGTGGTGGCAGCGCCCATGCCCACCATGCTAGGCTGTTGTTCGCGTGTCATTACGTTAGCCAACGCATTCTGAACTGGCGCTGTTACTTGTCTTGCAATAGGACGTGCAAGCACATTGGCTTGTGTTGCAACAGCAGGCGCCAAAGCGTTAATGGTTGAGCCAGTTGCGCCAAGCGTTGGTGGCAAAGCGCTAGTAACGGGTTGCAAGAACTCGCCCATAGCGCCCAAAGCCTCTCTGGCCGTCTGTGTGCGTGGCTGATATTGAACGGCCTTCATGGCTTCTTCGCCTGCGCGAATGCCTTCCTGAGTGCCGTATTTGCCACTGGCTAATGTGCCTGCAATGCCAACAAAAGGTGAAATAGCACTGCCGGCCAAGGTAGCGCCAACCGCAAATGGCGTTTCAATCACGCCCATAATGCGGTCACGCAGCGGCACTGTTGGTGCAGCTTTGCCAGTAACCACGCCTTCAGCGCCAGGGATTGCGGCAGCTGTGCCCAAACCAATGGTTTTGTAGAACTCTATTTTTGGAATCTTTGAATAGAATTTTTCATGCAATGAGTCGGCCAGAGCAAGGTCTGGCACGGCATCATATTGTGGATACTGTGCGCGGAACTCGGCAAGTGTGGCCATTATCTGCCTCCAGGCAATGTCAGCCCTAATGGATTGGTTGGCGTTGCATTGGGTATGCCGCCACCGCCTGCGGGTGCGCTTCCACCACCATAACCTTCAATGTATTTTCTGCCTTCTTTATTAGTAGACATTTTCATGCCTTCAACAGCACGATCTCTAGCAGATTCTTTTTGTGCAATTACTTTTTGGGAATCACCAATTAAAGGGAAAAATTCTTTAATTGTGTTAGACACCTCAGACGCGCCAAAGGCTGCACCAGAGGTTTTGCGCAAATAAGCAGTGGCAAATGCTAATTGTGCTTGCGCTAATTTCTGTTGATCTGCATTTGGCCCAATTAAACCAGTTGGGTCTGCATTAAATGTTGATTGAATAACATTGCCAATGTTTTCGCCAACGCCAAATGGAACCATTTGCGCCAAACCAGTCAAAAGCCCTGGCACAACTGCATTCTTAACAGTGCCTGACTTTTCCAACTGTTTAATGGTGTTTTGTGCTTGTGCCATTGCACCACCAAACATGGCAGCATTGCTTTGGGCTTCGGTCATTGCAGTGCCTTTGCCCATCAATGGCGTACCAGCCGCAGGGGCCGCCGCTGGCGTTTGTTGATCCAACACGCTTGTCATGCCAGGGATAGCTTGAACGGCAGGCGCAGGGGCGCGAGCGCCTAGCATACCAGCGCCCGCAGCCGGCGCAGCTGCTGGTGCAGCGCCACCCACCGTAACAGGAAAGGCTTGCAGGGTACGCTTGTTGACACCCACAATTGAGCCGTCTTCAGCTTCTTTGAGTTCAAAGCCAGGGTTGGCTTGTTCCCATGCAAATTTCTGTTTTGCCAAAGTAAGTTGGCCAGCGGAGGTTGTTGCTTGTTTAGCAGCAGTAATGTCAGCAAAAGTTTGAGTTTTGGGAATTGCTGCCATGTTTGCAACTGGCTGACCATAGCCAGGCAACATTGGGTTGTCTTGAATTGGCGTGATAGCAGCGCCAGTATCTTGGCGTGCAATCTTAGGCAACATGGCGGCCAATTGATCTTTGGCGTCTAACATGCCCATGACCTTTTGAATGCGGTACTGCTTGTACTGGTCAGGCGTCATGCTCATAATTAACTGCGCTTCTTTGGCCGCAGTAGCTTCGTCAAAATAGCCTTGCTTAACACCGTCTTGCAATCTCTCAATTGCAGCCTGTGGTGTTGAAGCCTCACCCATAGACTTCCATCCATGGCTAAGTTTTTCTTGTTGTAACTTAAATTGTCCGGCAGATGTCTCTTGCTTAGTCTTGGCCAAAGTGGCCTGCTTGGTTTCTGACTCAAGCAGCTTGCCTTGAATGTCTGGCAACAAATAAGCAGCTTTAGACCTTGCAACATTGCTGATCAACATCTTTGGGTCTATCTGACCAGTCTCAGGATTAAATGATCTTTGATAAGCATCAGACAAAGCATTTTGCGACTCTTCTTGCCGGCGGGCAGTGCCAAGCTGAAACTGCGCCAATGCGTTTTGGTTTTGAGCATTTTGAATGGCAGCAATCTGGCCGTATTGAGCCAAAGGGTTTTGGAACTCAACGCTGCGAACACCTAAAGAAATGTTTGGATCAATGGCCATATCTTATCCATTCAAATAATATTGTTCAGCCAACTGCGCATTGCTTGGGCCAGTTGTTTGTTGAGGCAACAAACGGTTCATCAGGTTTTGACTTTGCGTGTAGTTCATATATTGACCCAAACCACTTGTCAAAGCATTAGCGCCACCAACATAACCCGAAGCGCGTGCTGCGCCTGCGCCAGTTATTAAGTTGCCTGCGTTAGCACCAAATTGACCTGCCGCTGTGCCCATGGCGCCTGTGGCTGTTTGGCCAAGTCCTGCCATACTTGCAAGGCGGTTGTAAGCGTTGCCAAACTCAGTTGACGCAACGTCTTGGCCATAGCGTTGTGCAGCCTTTAAAGCCCCACCACTGATCAAACCACCACGGGCGGCTGCTTGGCGGTCAAGCGCTTTAAGACCTTCGCCTAATCTAAATTTGTATGATGGATCCATCATGCCCATGACATCGCCAGACTGCATCCGGTTTAGCGCATTAACGCCAGCTTCTTGAAAAGGTTGTTGCAGTTCAAGTTGCTTGTTGAACATGCGCTCTTGGAGTTCAGTTGCGCGATCCGCAGACTCAGCTTGTGTGCCTGCTGCACTCTTAGCTGCTTTTGCACCGAGTAGGGCGCTACCGCCAATTGCTAGGGCCATCCATGGCATATTAGTTCTCCTGTAGGCACTTGGCCAGTTCTTGCGCTTGGGCTACATCGCTTGGCACAATTAAAACTTCGTCAACTTCATCCAAATCAGTGCATTCAGTAGCATGAATGCAATACCACACAACATCTGTAAGTGATTTTACGCCATGATGCTTGTCAGCTTCAATAGTCAAACAGGCTGGCGCATGAATAATCTTGCGCTCACCGTCAACCATTAACTCAATTGAGCCACTGGCCAAAATAGACAAATGGCTGAACTTGTGCTTGTGCTGGACAAGCACATGCCCCGCTGGGATCAGCGTCTCTTTGGCATAGACGCCTGCACTAAAATGGTGGTTAATCATAGGGCTGCAATCACAAAAGCCAGCAATTCTTCGTAGCGTACACCAAGAACCGTTACACCGTCCACTTCGTCTGAGCAGAACAAACCGTAGCGGTTAGCGTCCAAATTTTCAGCAGCAAAGGCCGCCTGCACGTCTTGGGCTATAACACCAACGTGGATTCGAGCGCCATCACCCTTGGCAACCACAGCGTCTTTGAATTTAAAGGTCTTAAACAAGCCTTTAATGCGTTTGGCCACGGCCAATTCAGCAGCAGACAGATCAGCAATCTGCTCTTTCTGGTTTGCATCAGACGTGTTGATCGTGCCTGTTGTGGCGTAAACGACAGTCCAGCGGAAGCCAGAAGTGCCACACGACATGGTGTTGTCAATGCTAGAACTAAATGAGCCACTGCCATTAACAAACACGCCTTGACCAGAATTGTTGCCTATAGCCACCAAACTGCTTGACGACGACAATGTGGAACTACTGGTTGTCAGCGTACCACCCGACAAACCTGATGCTGTACCAGTCGTGTTTTGGTTAAGCGTTGGGAACGTACAGTTAGTTAAGTTACCAGATGATGGCGTACCCAATGCACCGCCAGATTGCAGTGGGGTATACCCTAATGCAGTAGTTACGTCGCCACTAGATAAAGTTACAGCGCCTGTTCGGGTGTTAAAACTAGTTACACCGCTAAATACTGGTGCAGCCCATGTGCCGTCATTGCGTAAGAAAGTTGATGTGCTACCTGATGGGGCAGAAATTGCGTAGCTGTTCCAAACAAACTGACCCGCAACGTACAAGGCTTTCCAAGCAAACGATGCCGCGCCCAAGTTGACATTGTTGTTAACCGCAGGCAAAAACGAGTAAGTTGCGCCAGAGGTAAACAAGCCAATTGTAAACGTGCTGTTAGACAGATTTAACTGAGCGCCAGCAGACGAAACGGTTGAGATTGCCGATACCGCACCAACAGTTACGCCATTTAATGATTGGTTAGCCGTAAACGTGTTAGCCGATGACAAGCTGGCAGGCGTATAAGTCAACGCGCCTGTCACATCGGAACTGAGCAATGTGACCGCGCCAGTGCGTGCGTTAAAGCTAGACACGCCGCCAGAAGACGACGCAGGGACAGCCCAAGTGCCATCATTACGCAAAAACAAAGTAGTGTCGCCAGTTGGCTGAACAATACCGTAACCGTTCCATGTAAACGTGTTGCTTAAATAAAACCCATTCCAACGACGAGCCGCACCGCCTAAAATTAACGCATTGGTTGCGCCTGAATCAGCGCTAGGTTGAAAGTTTGCAGCATTAAAGTCAATAGCGCGAGGCGTGGCCGCTGTACCGTTGTTGGTTAAGAACATTGTGCCGTCATAGGTTGCGACACCCATAGGGCCGCCTGGGGCCGCACCGCCCACACCAATACCATTACCAGCAGCTGTTTGACCAAACACACCGTTAAGCGTTGTGATATTGCCCGCAGCTGTAACTTGTGCCAATGTCGGCGTTGTGCCACCTGTGCCGTTGGCCGCCGCAGTAATACGGCCTTCCGCGTCAACAGTGATGTTGGCGCTGGTGTAAGAACCAGCAGTTACAGTGGTTGCTGCCAAACTGATTGTGCCCGACGATGTAATTGTGCCGCCGTTTAAACCTGTGCCAGCTGTAATGCTAGTGACTGTGCCGCCGCCCGTGCCAGTGGCAGCCGCCCATGTACCGTCATTCCGTAAAAATAATGTTGTGCTGCCTGTTGGCGCAGGGATAGCGTAACCATTCCAAGTAAAGGCATTTTTTAAATAAAAGCCGTTCCAGTTGTTAGACGCGCCACCAAGTGTCAACGCGGTTGCAGCGCTTGAGTCAACGGCTGGTTGAAAGTTAGCGCCATTAAAGTCAACAGCGTAAGTGGTAGACAAAGCCGCAGTGTTGGCCAAGTACAAACGAGCTGCATAAGAGCCAATGCCTGCAAATGGTACGCCACCATAAGTATTAGTGCCAATGACAATGCCCGTTGTTGTGCCGTTGCCACCAAAAATACCGTTTAGTGTTGAAGTGTTGCCCGCAGTGAGGACAGATTGCAAAGTGCCACCACCGCCACCACCGCTGACTGGTGTGCCAGCTAAGTCAGCGTAAACACCCGCCTCAACAATACCCTCAAATCGGTTAGGAGCGCCTTGTTTGTACTGATCAACCGCGCTGTAAAAGTTAGCGCCCACAATGGCCAGTTTAAAGTCATTGTTTACGTTATTGATTGTGGGACGGCCTGCGTTTGCGCTGTAGCCAGACAAACCAGCCCAGCCGCAACCCTCAAACGTGATGGGGAATGCAAAAGATGGGCTAGATGCAGCTAAGTAAACTTGTTGTTGGGGATAGCTTGTGCCAACAACGGTAAAACTACAAGCGTTTAAAACGCCAGTAACGCCAGGGCGTGAGACTGTCTGTTGCACTTGAAATTGCGCTTGACCACCGTTGGCTTCAAAATAAACGCCACTAATGTTAAACGCGCAAGCCGCTTGTTGAGCAAGTTTGCCGCCTGCATCAACAATGGCCAAACCCCACTTGCCGCTAGACAAATCAGTGCCAAAACCGTTGGCCTCAATAGAACCACCAGTGTAGTTAAACGCGCCAGCACCAATGACCTTGCCGCCATACGAGTCGTTGTTGCCAACGGTACAGTTGGTCATGTTAATGGCGTTGGGTTCAGACACAAACCCGAATGCAGCGTTTGGCTCAAAGTAAAAACCACCGTCGTTAAAGCGAATGACCAAGTCGTTAAAAGTGGACGACAAGACGTTAGCGCCGTACAAGCCAGTTGACCAGCCTGCAAGATAGACGTTGTTGATCGTGACAAAAGCAATGTCTTTAAGGGCAAAACCTAATTTGTTTTTTTGGTAGCCATACAACGTAAAGTCTTGAAACGTGCAGTAACCAGCGGGTTGTGGGTCATAACCAATAACTTCTATACCATTGGCGTTGGCCGTTTGAAAGATAGTTGTGGCAGCCGTGCCGTCGCCAGACATAGATGGGCGTTTAACGGGGTCTACTAAACTGCTGTTCATTGTGAACACTAGCGCAGCTGAAATCTTATAAGTACCAGAGGGTAAATAAACATTCCCACCATATTGGCACGCTAAGTTAATACCAGCTTGAATAGCTGCCGTGTCGTCAGCAATACCATCACCAACTGCGCCAAAATCTTTGACAGACACTAGGTCTTGCATCTTGTTGTTCAAAGTCTTGCCAACAGCGCCAGGCATGATGCCCAAAGGGTAAGTTTGCCTAAAGCCAATTAAGGCGTCGCCTAAAGCAATGTTAGATTGGTTAGCCAAATTAGCGGCCAAGGTGTCAGCGCTACTAATGCCTGGGATGTTGTCCCAAGAACCAATCAAAATATTGTTTGCATCTTCTAAAACAAATTTATAGTTTGTATTTTCAGTTAACCAAACTTCTTCTGGCACACGGCCACCAGCGTCTAGCACAATAGGATTTGCGTGGGCAGACAAACCTGTGCTAGATGTATACGTTGTTTCAGCGGACGTTGTTCCGGCGGTATAGGTGTAGAGCAAGCCACCAGACAAGGGCACACCGTTGTCGTCAAAGAACTGTGCGCCAGCTCCTGCAAATAGGGAAATGTTGACGGTCATTTTCGTTCCTTAAACAATGCTTGTGATAATACCGTTTACAACGGTAACGGTCTTTAAATCAACAGTGGTAAATGTACCCGAAGCGCCTGTGTTTTGGGTAGCCATAGTGCCAAGGCCAAGGTTTGTTCTAGCGCCTGCCGCAGTCGTTGCGCCTGTACCGCCGTTTGCTACTGCTATTGCTGTGGCGTTCCAAGTTCCTACGGTCAATGTGCCGACACCTGTGATGCCTGTATATGACCCTGATATACGCGCTGTGTTAATTGTACCAGCCGTAATTTGGTTAGCATCAATTGCAATTGGCGTGTTGACTGAACTAGTTAATTGCCCTTGCGCATTGACTGCGTAAGTTGGCACATTAGAAGCAGTGCCGTAAGTGCCTGCGGTCACGCCCGTGTTTGCCACATTGACTGTAATTGAGCCTGCGCCATTGGTGACGTTAATCCCATTGCCCTGTGTCAACGTGTTTAGTTTGTATTTACCTGTATCACCAATCAACAATTGACCGTCTGTAGGAATGGCGTTTGTACCTGTACCACCGTTGGTTGGGTTAATAATGCCGTCGCCACCACCCAAAATAGTATACAAATTGTTTAAAAACCGAAACCATTCACGCGAAATCGTGCCCGTGCGATCGTCTATCAACGGCACGCGAGGGGCGGGGATTTGGGTGGTGTTAAGCATTTGTCGGGCTTGCCTGTAATTCTGCGCCTACAATGGCTATCTTGACGGGGTCAGTGCCTGACACCTCATAAACCCTATCTCGCAATTTTAAAGTCATACCAAGGCGACGCCAGATGGTGCGGTGGCCATACTCGCCAATGCGTCCCATGCTTGTCCAATGTTCGCTTGACCATGTGTGGCCACCGTCGTCTGACCAGCGAAGCATGGCTTGTGGCGGCTGAGTTGAAATTGCGCCAATGGACGACAAAATAAACTCGTTGCTTTCAGTGATTAACGGTTCACCAGCTTCTGTTGTTAAGTAGACGTTTTCACCAATAGTCAGACCATTTAAACCCACGCCAGTCTCAGCGTCTAATTGCAGGCTATGGTGGGCAGTGCGCTTTAGATTGTTTTGGCCAGTTGGCAAGGCACGCCATGAGCGTAACCATTTTTGTTCTTGACCGTTATCTGCGTAGACATCTAAATCAAACGTGTAAATGTTGGCATTTTCAAAGTCGCCAACAACCGTATTGCCTTGAAAATTGCATTGGCAATTAGAACGGTGGCGAGTAAACTGGCCATTTACAAGCCCTGCACGCTCATGCCAAGCCTGAGTCGCTGCGTCATAAACCCATGTTGCGTTGGCGCTTGGGAACGTCAAGACGTAAAAGCCGTGACCTTCTTGCTGATAGGTGTAAGCCAAAGCGTCAGAAATGTTGCCGTATTGTGCAATGGCGTACTCAATGGCATGGGTAGAAACCCTTTGTCCGGTGTAGCCGTTGGCTTTGTAGACAATGCCTTGGCCACGGGCATCAGTGCCAAGCCAAAACAAACTGTTGTCTAGTTTGGCAATAGAGAATGCGGCCACACAGCCAATCTCATTAAACGCGCCTTGGATTCGCTGAAGTGGAAAGTCAGTGCCGCCAACGTTGTACCAGACTTCAACCGAGTCAGTGCCAAACAACCACGCTTCGCGGTGATCGACGTTAACGGCCACCAAGCCGTCTGGAGAGCCTTCAGCGCTTGCAAAATCAAGTGGATCAACAGATGCGCCATCCAAGAGTGCCGTCACCCAAATGCGTTGGCTATTTGGCTCGTTGAAAACAAAGTAACCATCTAAGTAACCCACGGTCACAGCGCCTGGGAAGTCTGGGTCTGTGATCTGCTTAAATGTTTGCGTAGATTTGTTAAAAATGTAACTTGGGCCATTGCAAGCAAAAAACACTTGCGTGCCGTTGTCAGCAATCGACACAGGGCCACCGTCAGCTACGTCGCCAATCTTGACTGGTGTGCCAGTTAAGCTGCTAAGTTGGTACACCTCAGTGCCAGAGACAACAAAAAAACTTGAGCCATTGATCTGGTGTGCCCACAATGCGCGGATAGGGCCAGTGCCTACAGTCCTTTGAAGTTTTAAGCCTGGGGCGCGGTTCAGAAAGCCAGGCTCTTTGCCACCTTCAGGAATGACCTCCGGAAACAAATTGACCATGCGGTTGTCGGCAGCATTGACGCTGCGGGCAACGTAGCTTGAGCCAAGGATTGGCGTTTTCATCAATAGTTACCGGCATAGATGTTGAAACGCTGGCGGTTAGCCACCAATGCGTAAGGCAAGGCCATCACATCATCTGGGTTGTTGATGCGCTTCAAGTCACGCTTAGAAGTCATGGCAATACGCTGAACCTGTGGGCTTGGCTCAACGCCAAACTCAGGGGCAAACTCCATGGCCAAGTTGTATGTGAACGCCCTTAGATAGCCTGGGGGGTAATGCAAAACCGTTGACAAGTTAACAGGTCTGTCTAATTCTTGCACCGACACAAAGTGAAACTCTAAGTTTTGTGTGGGTCTTGGATAGAGATATATCTCAATATCAGGAAACGTCATGTTAACCCACATAACTTGTGGGAACGTAGACGTAACGGTCTTAACAGCAATACCGTTGTACTGCTGTTGGTTGATCATCTTGATGCCATACGACACGCCACTAGGCGCTTTGAAGTATGTAGCATCGTCAAGCAAAATGGGGCGGTTGCCAACAAAGTCACCTGTTGGGCCAAGAGTGCGGCTGATAAAACTTGCAGGCCAAGTAAAAACCTGATCTTCTGTGCAAAACACCGACAAACGCTCAGTGTTCCAACTGTCAATCATCTGATTAAGCGCCATCAAAGCGTCTTGCGACATAGATGCGGAGGGCGTCTCACCCTCGGCCAATATACCTAACAAGCGCAAAGCGCGGTTGATTTGATCGCCAGCGGTATACGTTGCCATGTTCAGACTCCTTCAGTTGCTTCCTCTACCGATTTACGGCGGCGCTTAATCTCCAATGTGTTTGTTGGAGCCACCTGAACAGGCGTGTCTAGATTATAACGAATCCAGCCATTTTTTTCATCTTCTTCAGCCTCTAAATCCATGATGGCAACTTTAGCGCCGTGGACAGGGTGAATCATTGTAATGTTCATAGTAGAAAGGGGGTGATTAGCCCCCTTTTGGTTAGGATGCTACTAATGGAACAGAATACCATTGAGTAGTAGAAGACGCTACCAACAATGAACTGGTAAGGTTTGTTATGCTATATGCACCGTTAGCCGCAACCGCATTGATTGCCCCGCCAGTAGCGGGATAAATATTCAACGCGCCAGCAGCAGTGTTTTTAACAATAATTACCATACCAGCTACCGCTGTGGGCAAAATCACGCCTTTAGTACCGTCTGCCGCCGAAACGACATTGATACCTTCAGCTAGTGCAGCAGCAGTGCCTTGATTAGTGCCAGCCGCTGCAACAGCAGCAACAGGTAGGCGAATAGCGCCAGTTGACGTGCCGGTTACGGTCGTAGCAGTTATGGTCGTAGCGGTTACCGCTTGCAGCGCTGACGCGCCAGTAACGGTTAGGCTTTCAAATTCAGGATCGCTATACGCGACTCCTACAGCTTTTGTATTTGGCATGATTTGTTTCCTTTAAAAATGGGAGCCGAAGCCCCCATTAAATTTAGCCCAAACGATACACAACGTAAGTACCGTCGCCGGTCTTACGGAAGCGGAACAATTGGCTAGTTGTTACAGCGATAGCAACCAAAGCGTTACCGCCATCAGTTACACCAGTATTAACAGCCAATGTCACTGCGCCAGAGCTAGTGCCGATGTTGACAATTGACAAGTCAAATGTGCTGCCAACAGTAGCATTAGGAACTGCTGCGTCAATTGCTGTGCCCAAAGGTAGCGTGTATGTTGCAGCAGATGTGGAGGGGTTAGCCACCAACATCTGGTTAACAATTTGCGCTGCCGTTAGGGTTGCAGTAGCCGTAGCTGTTTGAGGGGCGGCCATTGCGCCCATGATAGTTTCTTGACGGTTGCCTGCACCAACTTGGTAACCGCCTGCGCCATTAGGTAATGCCATGATAATTTCCTTAAAAAAGATGTTAAGACAAACGGGGCCGAAGCCCCATTTTGATTAGCCCCAGATGCGGCAGCCCATTTGTGGACGAATTGTGCTGAAGCCATACAAAACGTCAATACGGCAAGGCATACGATCGTTGTTGATATCGTACTGGCGAACCACACGCAAAGAAATACCATTGTGAACGGCACGAGCAGCCATGTCGACGCCTTGGGGCAACAACAAGTCAGCAGTGGCGAACGTGATCGCATCTTTGTGGTAAACCAAGTTCTGAGCGTACTGGCTAGATGCAGCACCCACAAACACGACAGCCTTACCGGAGGCAGGGAAACTGTCCACGGTGGCCAAAGCATTGGCAGAAGTGTAGATAGGAGCAACAGTCACAACAATTGCAGTGCCAGAGGCAGTTGCATCAGCCAAAGCTACGAACTGGAACAAAGAACCAGTGGACTCACGGGTCTGTGGGTTAACAGCAAAGCAATCAGCAACAGTGAACACGTCGCCTTGTTTAACTGTCAAACCATTGCCGATTGTCAAAGCAATGCTTGCAGCGCCTTCAGACGACACAGTAGTGGTCACAGAGTTGCCAGTAGCAACGCGTGAGCCAGTTGTGTGTTGCTTGATAGACTGAGACATGTTGATCTCGTCATAGCCGAGAACACCAGTGCCCATCATGCCGTTTTTAAACTGCTTGCTGATGGTGTCTGTAGGATTGAACAAACCCTTCATGCCTTCAACCAAACCAGCGTTAGCAGCTGGGTTGACGGTGGCGTAACGGGGGTTCATCACGGCGGCGTTTTCGTTCAGCTTCTGCTGGGCCTGCAAGAGAACCAAAGAAGTTGAGGGCGTAGTGCCAGGTGTACCAACGGTGTTACCAATGGATTTGTACGCATTAGCTACGTCAGCATCGATAGAAGATGCCAACTGGCTGATACGAGGCTTTAACACACGCTCTGCGAAGTCGTCCAATTGCATGGTCAATTCAGCAGATGTGAAGTTAACACCGATGTGCTTTTGTGAAGCAACAGTCAGTGTGGTGAACTGTTCGTTGTCGTCTTGAACTTGCAAGGCGGCTCCGTCAGTAACCAAAGCACGGTCAGGTAAGCGGATACGCAGTGTGGAGCCGATCTTTGCGCCTTCAACAGCGAAAGAGTCGTCATACTGGCGGTTTACGTTACGGGTGATCACCAAGTTGTTCTCAAGAATTTCGAGAGCCTTACGGGTGATCATGTCAATCGTCAGAATACTATTAGACATATTAGTCCTTTCAAAAAATTAGCGGTTGCGTTGCGCTTCCAACTTTTTAATCTGGCGAACACGTTCAGCTTCGATCCACTGCGAGGTTGTCATGGACTTGATTGACCTTGGGTCAGTCGTGTCATGGCTCGGAGCGCCGTTTGAACGTGCTGTTACCGGACTAATCGGTGCTGGCGCGTTTGAAGTTTTTTTGACCGGAGGATCAGAGGCCAATCTGGCTTCAATCTTTCCAATCTCTTTGGCCTGCATGAAAGGCGTTAAACGGGCGATTCTTGCCGCTTCCTTGACGTTCGATCCTAAGTAGTAAGCTACTTCGGGGCCAATGTCAGATTCATAAATCGCTTCAGCCATTACCTCGGTGATGGGCACGTTAGGGTTACGGGCTACCTGATCGTAGTCGTCATATTTATCCCTGACTTTTTCCTCACTGTCGGCATAAGCCTCCATGATCTCGGCTTGTTGCTTTGCGGCATCACGTTGGGCGACAAGTTCTTGGGCTTTCTGAAGTGCT